AAAATAAATATATGCACGATGGAAATGTTTTTATTATTGTAGAAAATGAAAAAAATAGTGTTCATATTGATATTGATAAAAATATTTTTGATAGTTGGATTCAAGCATATTTAGAAGGTGATTTTATTCGATACAGAAGCGGTGTTATACAAGGTAAATTAATTAAAAGACAACAAAAATTTATTGAAGTATTACAGGCAAAAGTAAATAAATTAAAAGAATATCAATTACAAAATTCAAAAAAATAAAACGTACAACCCCCGTTTACGTACCGGAAAGCCCCTCTAGCAGCAAGAGGGGTTTTCCATTTAATAACGTATAAACTTATATTTCATTATTCATATTTAAAATAAAGATATTGAAAGGAGTTTATTTTGGCAAAATTTGTTTTGACAGATGCAAGCGTAACATTGAACAGCGTTGATTTAAGTGATCATGTTGCTTCAGTTACTTTAGACATTACAGCTGATGAAATTATGACAACCGCGATGGGAGAAACGTTCCAATCTAGGACAGGGGGCCTTAAGACAGGTACTTTGAGTATAGATTTTCAGCAAGATTTTGCAGCTAGTGAAGTTGATGCTACACTATGGCCTTTGCTTGGAAGTACTACAGCTTTTGTAGTAAAACCAACAAGCGACGCAGTTAGTTCTACTAATCCATCCTATAGTGGATCAGTTTTAGTTAATCAACATATTCCAGTTGCAAATGCAGTAGGGGAACTTGCAACAATGTCAGTTTCATTTCCTACCTCTGGAACTATTACCCGCGCGACTTCGTAATGGGTAATATGGTAGTCGTGATGAGCGACGGCACCAAACTTGAAGTTAAGATTAAACCTGGGGATATTGTTAAATTTGAGCGTAAATTTGACATACCAATTTCAAGGTTAAATGATGAGCAGCGATATGAATGGCTTTTATATTTAGCGTGGCTTGCTTCAAAAAGAAATGGTGTTACTGAAGATTACGATGCTTGGGTTGAGAATGTTGAAGATTTAGACATTACTGGATCAAGTGATAATTTAAAAGCGTAAACGGATTTATCGATTTAATTGCTGCAATAGCAGTTGAAACAGGAATAGATCCGAATGCTTTAATGAATATTGATATGGAAATGTTTGATGCAATTGTTAAAGTTATAAATAAAAAATACGAAAGTTGATATGGCAAAAATAGCTGGAGAATTTACAATTGATAACTCAGAATTAATAGAGTTAAGAAAAGACATTAAAAAATATGGTGATACGGAAGTTTTAAAAGTATTATCTAAGTTTCATAGAGAAATAGCCAAAGAGCAATTACAAGATATTAGATCGCTTGCCAAAAAACAAAGAGTTCCTAAAGCCAGAGCTTCAGCTATGGGTTATACAGCCTCTGGTACGCGTACAGAAGCTAAAATTAATATAAAACGTAACGATAAAAGACCAAGCACATTTTCAATGGAATTTGGCCGCCGTTATATGTATGTTCCTACAAAAAATGGTAAAACTAGAGCTGTAACAAGACAACAAGTTGGCAATTTAAGATATTCAAGACCAGCTGCAGATTTTCCTTATAAAAAATGGATTGGTCATAGATTTACAGCAGGCGATAGTACTTTTTCGCAATTTGGTAAAAAAGGTTATGTAGCAGGTAAAACATTAGACGATAATCAAAATAAAATAGCAGAAACATATTCGGATCGTATGTATGACGCGTTAATTAAGGCAATTAAATAATGGCAGCAGAAAAAAAAGTTTCAATAGCAATTATAGGTAAAACTAAACAATTTACTGATAGCTTAACTAGATCACAAAAAGCTATGAATAAATTTAGTTCTATAGCTGGTACGTTGGGTAAAGCTACAGTTGCAGGTTTAGGTGTTGCCTCAGTTGCTGCAGTTACGCTAGGTAAAGATTTAGTTAACTTAGGATCAGATGCTAATGAAGCACGATCTGCTTTTGAAACTACATTTGGAGAAAGTGTACCAAAGCTATCAGGTTTTGTTGATGAGTTTGCAAATAAAGCCGGTTTAGCTGCGCACGAGTTAGAAGGGCTATTAACTCAATCAGGTGCTATTCTTCAAGGTATTGAATTTACAGGAGAAGCTTCAGCAGATCTTTCAACTAAACTAGCAAGCCTCGCCGGCGACGTAGCTTCATTTAGTAACGTTCAAGGCGGCGCAGAACCAGTTATGCAAGCATTCACTAAAGCTTTACTTGGTGAGAGAGAATCACTTAAAACTTATGGAATCGCGATTATGGAAGCAGATGTTCAACAACAAGCTTTTATAATGACTGGAAAAACAAATGCTAAAGAGTTAACTAAACAAGAAAAAGCTTTAGCAACTTATGAATTATTATTACAAAAAACAAAAGTTCAACAAGGTGACTTAAATAGAACGCAAGAAAGTTTTGCTAATAAATCAAGAGCAGCTCAAGCTAAATTAAAAGATTTAAAAGTAACTATGGGGGCAGAGTTGCTTCCGGTTGTAGAAGAATTACTACCAGTTATAGTTGATTTAGTAACTGAAGTAGGTCCTCATTTAGTTGAAGCTATAAAGGCGGTTGCTCCGTTTATTAAAGTTGTTGGTGAATTACTTTCAGCATTAGCTCCGCCTATAATAGCTGTTGTAACTTTACTGCTAACTTTATTAGCGCCGGCGTTTAAAAAGCTAACTGAAATGGTTGATAAGTTTTTAAAACCATTTTTTACAAACTTGCCTAAAAACTTTGAAAATATGATTAATAGAATAATTAATAGTTTGAATAGTTTTATTAGAACTATTAATGGTTTTGTTGATAGAGTAGCTGGTGTATTAGGGAAAATAGGTGTAAATATTAATTTGCCTAAACTTTCTGAAATTGGAAATGTTTCCTTTGGTTTTGCAGAAAAAGAAGTTAAAAGATTAACGCCAGAAGAAACTATTGATCCAGCAAAAACAATAGATCAATTAACTTCAAATGCTGCAAGTACTTCTGCAGCGTTATTAAGTCCAAGCGCTGGTTTAACTGTAAACTTTAATAATCAAGTAAACAATCCTGATCAAGTTATTAATGCGCTTAATAATTATACAAATAAAAATGGGCCTCTTAATAGAGTACTAACAATAGTCTAATGGCGCAACCAACAGTTAGAGTTAGAGTAGGCTTTACGCCAAATGAATTTACTTTAGATGATTTAGTAAGAGGTGTTTTAGGCGCAGGAGAATTAGGAGGTGCCGTTAGTTTAACAGATGTTACAGCAGACGTACAAAGCGTAACTATTTCTAGAGGTAGATCAAGAGAGTTAGCTACATTTAGTACAGGAAGCTGCAGCGTACAATTATTAAATAATTCTAGAAAGTATGAAAATACAAATACTTCAAGCCCTTATAGTCCAGGTATTGAGCCTATGATTGCTATACATGTTGACGCAACTACAGATGGTGGAAGTAACTATAAAGATTTATTTGTAGGTTTTATTACAGATATTAATTTAACTTATCCCGATCAAGGCAACTCTTTTGCTAATTTTGAAGCGTCTGATGCCTTTATGAAAATAGCTAATACAGCTTTAATTAATGCTTCGTTTTCTAGTGCAACAAGTGGTAATTTAATTGATGCTGTTTTAGATAATACAAATGTTAAGTTTGGTACAAATAGGAATATAGATACAGGTATTTCAACAATGCAAGCATTGAGTGGCATTTCAGAAAATACATTAAGCGTTTTACAAAATATTGAACGATCAGAAAATGGTTTATTATTTATTTCAAAAGATGGTAAATTAACTTTTAAATCAAGACATGCTACTTTTCCTAGTACTCCAGATGCAACATTTTCAGATGATGGGTCAGATGTTCCATATATTAGAGTTGATTATATTAATGATGACAACGAAATTTACAATGTTATTTCTTTAAATAGAATTGGCGGATCAACACAAACAGTTGAAAGTGTTGGATCACAAGGTAAATATTTAATTAGAACTTTAAGCCGAGATAATCTTTATAACGATAATGATCCAGAAGTTAAAGATGCTGCCGAATTTTTACTAGGTAAATTTAAAAATGCGTTAATTAGATTTGATAATTTAATAGTTGATTTAACTGAAGCAACTACAAGTAATCAAAATACAATACTTGATCGTGAAGTAGGAGATATTGTTAAAGTTGAATTAACACCCCCTGGAAGTGGATCTCCAAGCCAAATAACATCTAATGAAATAATTGATAGTATAAGCTACAACATTACGCCTGATTTGTTTAGTTGCTCTTATAAGTTATCAAATGCAGATACGCAGGCCTTTATGAGGTTAGATAATACTTTATTTGGTATTTTAGATACTGATAAGCTAGGCTATTAATAACTTATAATGAAGTTCATAAAAGTGAAAGGATAAAATAAAAACATGGCAAACGGATTTAAAGTATTTGGTGTAGGTGAAGTATTAACTGCAGCAGATGTAAACGATTACTTTATGGAACAAGTTGTTGCTATTTTTGCAGATAGTACAGCAAGGGACGCACAAATAACAAGTCCAATAGAGGGACAATTTTGTTTCTTAAAAGACACTAATGTTTTACAGTTTTATAACGGATCAGCGTGGACAAGTTTTATAGGCGACGGCGATATAACAGCAGTCAATACATCAGCGACTTCCGGTTTATCTGGTGGTGCTACTTCTGGTGCAGCTGATATAACTATTGCACCTAATAGTGCTACATCAGCAACCGTTGCGTCAGCAGATATAGTTTTAATTGGCGACGCTGATGACAGTAACGCCCTAAAGAAAACAACAGTAGCCGATATTGTTGCCTTAGCACCTAGTGGTGTATCATTAGGTTTAGTATTGGCTTTATCATAGGAAAGGAATAAATTATGGCTGACACATTACATTCTGTTGCAGGACAACTTGGAACAAGTACGGCTGATATTATTGACGCAGTGCCTAGTAGTACAACAGAAACAGCAATAGGAATTTTGATTTCTAATGTCAATGCAAGTAGTTCAGACGTTACTGTTGATTTGAGTATTACTAAATCGGGTGGTACATTAAGAAATATTTTAAACGATGTTTCACTACCATTCGGCACAACTATACAAATAGATAGCAAGATAGTACTCGAAACAGGCGACATATTACAGGGATTATGTTCAGACGCTTCAAGTGCAGATTATACAGTTTCATTCTTACGACAAACCTAAGGGATCACAATGACCTACTTAGGTACACAACCAAATGATGTAAAAAAGAATACAGGTTTATATACACCTAGTGAAATACTTCAATTAACTAAAGAGGGTAGTTGGGGTGGCTCATTAGAACTTATTGAGGAACAAACTTATTCAAGTGCAGTATCTTTTGTAGATTTTACTTCTATACAAGAAAATAAATATGATGTACATTTTATGACTTTTAACAATGTTGATTATGCCTCAGAACAAGTACCTGCATTGAGATTTTATGAAAGTGGTGTGTTAGAAAGTGCAGGAGTTTATCAATATGCTGAACAACAATGTCAGTCAAATGGTTCTTTTGCTGAAAGTAAAGATACTGCTAGTACTTTTTTAGGATTAGGTAATTATGCTGTAGGAGCAAGTAATGGTTACTGTTATTTATATAATCTTGGGAACAGTAGTAAGTACAGTTTTATTTCATTTCATAATGTAAATACAGATGCAGATGCAAGTCCTTCTGAGGCAGTAGCAGATTTTGGTGGTGGGGTTTTACCACAAGCAAGTACAGTAGATGGAATTAGATTTACTGGTGCTGGAGGTGCTAATTTTTCTAGTTTCAATATAAAACTCTATGGAGTAAAACAGATATGAGCAACCTAAGATTAATTAATGAAACTACTACAACAGGTACAGTATCTACTTTAGATATTACTGATGTATTTTCAGCAGATTTTGATATATACAAAATTGTTATTAATGATTTAGATGTAACTGCAAATCCATATATATATTTAAAATTTATTAACTCTAGTGGAAGTGTTATTGCTAGTGGGTATGATAGAGCAGCATTACTTATGTATAGTTGGACAACTTTTGGGGAAAGTAGAGCTACAAATACTGATAAAATTATTCTAGGTTGGGCTAATGGTAGTGATACTGCTGAAAATATTGGAGTAGTAGCTTATGTATTTAATCCATTTTCAAGTTCATCATATAGTTTTGCTATGTCACAAGCATCAGGATTTGATGCAGGAAATGGTAATGGAAATACAAAAAGTATTGGTGTTTTAAAAAATACTGCAAGTATGACAGGTTTTCAATGTTGTTTAAATACAGGAAGTATAGAGCAACTAACAGTAAAAACTTATGGATTGAGAGTTGATAGCTAATGGCAGGTAAATTAGTACAAGTAGCAACAGAAACAGTAAGTAGTCCTGTGTCATCAGTTACCTTAACAGGCATAGATAGTGATGATGTTTATCAATTAGTTTTAAATAATGTTGCACCTGCGTCAGATAATGTTTATTTGAGAATAAGATTTACTGAAAGTGGTACACCAAATAGCACATCAAATTATGATTATGCTATGAAGTATATGCAAAGTGGTGGTGCTTTTTTAAATTTAGCAGGTACAAATGGAGATAGGGTAAATATAACAAGCCACACAAATGGAACAGGAACATCTGAAACAACTAATGGAATTTTTTCTATTTATAATGCTAATAATTCTTCAGAATATACATTTATGACAACAGAAAATTCTAATGTAGATAGTTCAAATGCTTCTTATGGAAGTCCAGGTGGATTTGTATTTACAGTAAGTAGTTCAGTAGATGGTGTATCTTTATTTTATTCAACAGGCAATATAGCAAGTGGAACTTTTACATTGTACAGGGTGGTTTAAATGAGTGAATTTGGATATATACCAGAAGCACCAGAACAAAGTTTTGGAAATAATAAAGGGATCTTTACACCTAAAGATATTTATGATCTAACAAGAGCAGATAAATACACTAACTATGGACAATTAGAATTAATTGAAACTCAAACTGTTAGTGAAGTTAGTGCAGTAAATTTTGAAAATATGCAAGAGAGTAAATATAATGTTCATCTAATAACTTATTCTTTTGATAGCACACCAAATGGACAACCTGATGACACAATTATAACTAGAGTAAGAACAGGTGGCTCTTATGTTAACGAGGGTTATCAGTATGCAGAGCAGTTTGGGAATGCTACTGGTACATTTAGTGAGGTAAAATCAACAAGTGCTTCTTGGTTATCAAGAGCAGGAGATAGTACAGGTCAAGGAAATGAAGATAGAAGTACAGGTTATATATATTGCTATAATTTTGGAGATAGTTCAAAATATAGTTTTGTAACTACTCATCACAGTGGAACTAATACATCAAGTAATTTAGTTATGCACTTTGGTAGTAGTGTTTATCCAACAGCAAATGTTGTAGATGGATTTAAATTTTTTGGTTACTGGTCTTTACTTATTACAGGAACAGCAAGTCTATATGGAATAAGGTATTCATAATGGCTACTAATTTAGAATTTATAAATAGTTTTAAAAATACAACAGGTGGTATAGCAACTTTTCAGTTAACAAATATATTTAGTGATAAATATGATGTATATAAAATTGTTTATGAATATAAAGGAAATGATATATCAGGTTATGTTAGGTTTAAATTAATTGATAGTGGTGGAAGTGTTATATCTGATGCAGAATATTCTAAAGCAAGTTTAGCTATGAGGTCATACAATACTTTTTTTGAAAATAAGAATAATGGTACATCAACAAATATGGGGGAAGTAGGTTATAACCAAGATTTTGGGGCAGGTGGAGAAATGACAATCTTTAATCCTTATGACAGTTCAAGTTTTACTTTTGCAATAAATAGTAATGCAGGTGGAACTACTTCTGGTGGAAATTTGTTTGGTTATAAATCTATAAATTCACATAATGTAGCAGAACAAATAACAGGTTTAGAATTTTCAGTAACAGGTGGTGGAAGTTATGATTTCAATTATATTCAAGCAAGTATATATGGAGTTAAATAAATGAGTGGCTCATTAATAAAAATAGATGAAGAAATAGTTACATCAGCAGTAGCAAGTGTAACTCTTAGTGGGATTAGTAGCACTTATGATGTGTATATGTTGAAAGTAAATAATTTAAAAATTGATACTGATAACACAACTTTATATGGCAGAGTTAGTAATTCTGGAACACCAGATACAACATCAAATTATGACAGAGCAGCAAAGGAATTAAGAAGTGACACAACTTTTACTAATGTCTCAAATACAAATTTAGCTTACTTTCCATTACTTCCTAACTTAGAAAATGAAACAGGGGATAGTTCTGCAAATGCTAATGGTATTTTTTATCTTTTTAATTGGTACAATGCAAGTGAATACTCATTTATTACACAAGAAATGGTAGCTGAAAAATATACAGGAAATATTTTAACAGGATTACAAGGTGGTGCAGTTCATACAGTTGCTAGTCAATATAATCAAGTTTATATGTTTATGAGTAGTGGCAATATAAATTCAGCAGTATTCACATTATATGGTTTAAAGAAGTAATTAAATAAAGTATGATAAGATAGAAAGGATAATTATGGCAACATTAGAAGAACTAACAGTTATAGCAACTCAAGAAATTGAGGACGCTAAACCAATGTATAAGCAAGTCAATAATGAAAGACTTGAATTTACAGATAGTGATTATGCACAAGCAATAACTGATTTAGCTAATAGTAAGTTTGATACCCAAGAAAATGGTTATAAAACTGCTAGACAAGAAGCTTATGGTTCTATTGCTGATCAATTAGATATGATCTACTGGGACGGAAAAAACAGTACAACTACGTTTCAAGATCACATTGACGCTGTAAAAGCTGCACACCCTAAACCAGAATAATTTGACACGACTACAAGAAATGCGTGAAATCGCATTAGATCGTGCAAATCATAGGTGCGAGTGGCCAGAGTGTATAAACTATGACCAACGTTTAGAACTAGCACATTTAAAAGATATTGGTATGGGTGGTAATCCTACACGTAAATACGATATAGATAATGTTGCAATGTTATGCAAGTTACACCACGATATATACGACGGTAGAACAATATCATATTCAAAAAGGGAACATCGTCAACTGTTAAAATCATACTTAGATTATGCCAGACAATAACGGATTAACGCAAAAAGAATTAATTTTAATGGTTTTAGAAAACCAAAAAGAATTTGATATTAAATTATCAGAAATACATACACGTCTAAATCAAAGACCAACACGAACAGAAATTAGTGGTTGGTTAGTTGCAATGGCTAGTCTAGGTGCAATTATCAACGCATTAATGAAAGGGGCGTAATATGAGCGATTGTTGTGGTAACGGTTGTTGTAATGGTGGGTAACATATCCGAAGTACTTGATCCAGATAATGATATTTGGTATAACAAGGACGAAGAAGAATAATTTGAGGTGTTACACAAACTAAATACTTTTATACGTATTCTTATTGTTGTATTTTTAATTGTACCTTTACCGGCATTTGCTTATCACGTACCAACACAAGCACCTAGCAATTTAACACTTACCGTTGATTATGAAAATGGTACAGTAAAAGCAGATTGGGACGCTTCCGACCAAGCAGAAGATTACCCGGCAGAACGGTACGCTATTGGTTTTGGTTTAAGTGACGACGGAAGTATGCCATACGGCATTGCAACAGGTAACGTTGGCGATAGTAATGCGTTAAATACAGAATATACATTTACTGCTAGTTATTTACAAAGTGTATTTAACGAAGCACACGGTTTATTTCACGTAAAAATTAGATCAGATAACGACACAAATGCAAGTTATTCAGAATGGACACCAACAGTAAGCGTTACTATACAAAACAAACCGGCAGCTGTAACTATTGCAACATACGATATGGATAGAAGTGACGGTATAAAATTTGAATGGTCAGCTTCAACAGGTGGTTTCGTTACTGCAAGTAGTTATAAACTCTATTACAAACTATCTAGTGCGAGTGACTGGACGTTACAAGGACAACAATCTAATACAGATTATGTTTTACCTTGGAGTAATTTAACTGCTGATCCGTATGATTTTATGCTTTCAGCGTGTGGTAGTGAAAACGATTGTAACGATAGTAGCACGTTGTCTATTGACGTTGTACCCTATGTTGCACCAACAACCACAACTACTTCTACAACGACGACTACGACCACTACAACTACTACTACAACGATTGATCCGTTAACTGTACAACGTAACAACAATCAAGCTGAAACCGGGATATATGAAACAGATCAAGAACGTAAAGACCGGGAAGATAAAGAATATCAAGAGTGGTTAGCACGTGAGGAAGCAAAACGACAAGCTGAATATGAAGCTGAACAGGAACGCATTAGACAACAAGAGGAAGCAGAACGTAAAGCAGAAGAAGAACGTATAGCAGCTGAAAAAGAAGCACAACGTTTATATGAGGAAGAACAGGAACGTTTACGCTTAGAAGAAGAAGCTAGAATACAAGCCGAATTAGAAGCACAGATTAAAGCAGAACAAGAGGAACTTGCAAGATTAGAAGCAGAAGCCGAAGCAAAAATACAAAAAGAATTAGAAGATAGTGTATTTAAAGATGTTGCATTAGACGATCTAACTGATGAAGAACTAACCGAAGTAAAAGAATTAATTGATACAATACAGTTGATAGAAAAAAATACAGATTTTAAGGACTATGAAATTGCAGAAGAAATTATTGAAATTGATATTGTCGTTGAAAATATTGTTATACCTACAACAACGACTACCACAACACTTGTACCAATTAAAGAAGATTTTGTTGATGAAGAAATTACAGATACAAAAGATGACATTGAGCCGATACCTAGTGAGGAAAGAAGCCAAGAGATACAACCAGAACTTACAGAAGAACAAGTAATAGAACAGGTTGAAGTAGCACAAGAGATCATTGAAAAAGTTGTTAACGTAGAAGAAATAGTTGTAATTAAAACAGATGACGAATTGGAAACTTTAACAGATCAAGAAAAAGAAGTATATGAAGAAGAAGTTAAAGCTGCAATAGTTGAAGCCGTACAGGAACTAGAAACAGAAGAATTGGTTGAGGTAGTAGAGCAGGTCGCACAAGTTAGCGTACAGAATTTAGCAGTCGCAGATGAACAAACAAAACAAGTTGTACAGGCCGTAGTTAATGAAGTTACTAATGTAGAAACTGTTGCCGAACTTAATGAGGAAGAAAAACAAGTTGTAGCAGACGTACTTGGTGTTACTGAAACTAATGATGTCCAGATAATTGCAGAACAATCAGCTAAAGATGAAAACATAAATATTGCTGTACAAGAATACGTAGATCGTGCAACAGACAATGCAGACGTAGAAGATTACTCAATATCTAATGTAATTGTTGAAGTACAGGTAGAACAATTCTTTTTAGATCCAATAGGACAATTTACTGATATTGACCTAAGCGATATAGTATTATCAGATATTGGTAGTGATATGACACAATCAAGCAAAGACAATGCTAAAAAGACAGTTGTCCCGGTAATTATTGTTGGTCAGATCATTGCAACACCTATAAAAAGAAGATTTTAATGAAAAAGATATATAACGGCATAAAAGTAGTACTTAAAGAAGCAGCAGGGCAAATATTTACAGCACTTGGGTTTTTTCTTAGTTGGTTTTTACTTACAGGAACAGCTAAAGATGTCGTTGGTATTATGATCTTAATTAGTTTTGCTTTATGGTTTTTAACTATAAATTTTAGAAAATCTTAAAAAAATACACCACATTTTTAAAATATGTTATATAATGAAGTATAACAAATTAAGGAGTGTTAAAAATGTCAAAACTTATAATTAAAGAAGAATACGGAACAGCTTACACAATAAATGAAAATAATGAATTTGTAGGTTATCCAATAAATAAAGACGGAACTATTGATAAAGATTGTGAATTTTTTGTTGATTATTCTTATTTAGAACAACACGAAATAAATAATTTAGAAAAAGTAAGATTAGAATTAATTAAAAAATAATTTTATCCCCTAATTAGACACTAAACCCACTTTAATCGGTGGGTTTTTTGTTGTTTTAATGTAAAAACACCAAATGTGTCTTTATTTGGGGTTAGACTTAGAGTAACAACAGGTGTTAATGGTAGAAAATTTTAATGATTTTGTAGGTAAGAAAAAAATACAAAATAATCGTGGCTACGAGCAATTATATGCAGAAAACATACCAACAATAATTAATCTTTTAAAAGAATGTAAAAAGAACAAACATACACATACAGATAGAAATTACAGTTATAGAACTATTGCAGAATATATGTACAACGTGTTAGAAATGCGTGAGGTTACAGAGGAAAGTTTAAGAAAAATAGTAAAAAGGATTGCCACAGCTAATGACCTTGAACTTTGAAGATTTTGTAAAAGCTAAACAAGACGAAAAAGCGTATAAACGTGATGATAAGCACCCCAAGGGGTTTACACCCGGCGTTGAATGGAAAGGTAATAGTGGCGTTATAACCACAGCACCAACAAAAGCCAAAGATAATGCTGATGTAGATTGGGATAGTTGGATAGATTACTGGTTAGGCGAGGGTGCAAGTAAAACATTTTATATTAAAAAAGGCGATCCAATAAACTTTAGAGTGTGGGACGCTTGGGGTAAGAACCCTAAGACCGGGGAAACTGAACCAACAAAATTTTATTATTTTAAAGCTAATCTTTATTCACGTGACCAGACAATGCGTGATAGTGACTTTGATAAGCTGCTAAAAAAAGTATCGGCAATCAAACCTAAACCTATAAAGAAAGTTGATAAAAACACAAGTTGTTTAGTTGTTTGTTTAAGTGATTGGCAAATAGGTAAATACAATACAGAACTTGCTGTAGAAAACTATTTAAACGGTATTAATAAAATTAAAAAACACGTTACTGATCTTAGAAAAAAACACACCATAGACAAATTAGTATTAGTAGGAATGGGCGATTTATTAGAAAATTGTGGAAATCAGTTTGCACCAAATGGATTATGGGAACAAGTTTACGACGGTAGGCAACAAATGATGATTGCTAGACGTATGTTGACTAAAACAATAGAAATACTTGCTCCAACATTTTCAGAAATATTATGCGTAGCTATTGCAGGAAACCACGGCCAGAAGCGTCAAAACGGTAGAATTGAAACATCTTATGGCGATAACTTAGATTATGAATTGTTTGACAATGTGGCTGAGATATTTAACAAAGCACCAGCATTTAAACACGTTAAGTTTCATATACCAGAAAATGATCTAATACTAAGCATAGAAGTATTACCTAAAGTTATTTTAAGTGCTACACACGGGGATTTGGCAAGATCAGGTGGCACAGCTTCACATAAAGTTTTAAATTGGTTTACTAAAATGGCTTCACAACAGACCAATAGTAGTTTATTTGACACAAATGTAATGCTTACAGGCCATTACCACCATTTTTTTAGTTTTGAAAGCGATACAAGGTTATTTATTGGTACAACTGCACAAGACCATAGTGGACAACAATATTTTGCACAAACTGGTGGTGGATCAGCACCAAGTGGTACTACAACGTTTCTAATGCACAACACAGACGGTAGGAAGTGGTCAGACATTAATATACTTTAGAGGGAGTATATAAATGAATATAATAAGTAGAAAAGAATGGGGTGCTAAAAACCCTAAATCAAGTTTTTCTAAATTAGGCGAGGTTAAAGGTTTAGTCGTACATTGGTCAGCATATCCAACTGCATTAAGTAAGGCAGAGGAAATAGTACAAGTAAGACAAATACAAGATTTACACCAGAACGATAGAAATTGGAACGATATTGCATATAATTTTTGTGTTGGCGATAGTGGTACATTATATGAAGCTAGAGGTTTTGAAAACAGAAGTGCAGCACAAGGTGGCAATACACGTGACGAAATAAATTACAACAATAAACATTTCGTTGCTGTTTGTTGGTTAGGTGGATCAAAGCCAGACGATCAACCAAGCAAAGAAGCTGTAATGGCAGTAAAAGAATTATGGCGTAAAGTAGGTGGCGATATAAGACCACACAGTTCTTTTAAATCAACTAATTGTCCCGGCGATATATGGCGTAAATGGATTGACAATAGACTTACATTTGTACCAGAAGAAGCTAAAGCAGCTGAAACAGTTAAAGAAGCAACACGTTTTAGTTTAGTTAAAAAAGGGGATCGTGGTCAGAGCGTAGAGGAAATACAGATAATGTTAAATTTTGTAAATAAAAAACCTATACCTATTGACGGCGACTTTGGTAACAAGACATTAGCAGCTGTTGTGATCTTCCAAAAAGCACACAAATTAACACCAGACGGTATAGTAGGACAACTTACGTATGCAAAACTTATAGAAGCAAACAGATCAACTAAGAAAGAAAGGAAATACACCATTGAGTAAAGTAACAAAAGATTGGAAAGCATATTGGAAATTTATGTTTTCAAAAGCATTTAGAACAGGGTTGCAATCAGCAATATCTTTGTGGTTAGCTAATTCAGCTAATATTATAAATGCTGATATTTTAGAACTACTTGGGGTAGCGTTTTTAAGTTCGTTTATAACAGTTATACAACACGCACTAGAGCAATATAAACCAGCACAGACGTACTAACACGCAGCACCTAGAAAAGAAAAAGACCGGGAGTAAAATCCCGGTCTTTTCTATATACGTACGTCCAAACAAAAGTGGAGTGTTTACTTGAACGTTACAATAGTAACATAATTTTTTTTATAAATGCCACATAAACAAATAAATCTGTTTATTATGTCCATAAGCAAATTAAAGGAGTGTAAAAATGTTAGCTGAACCAATAGACTATTATCTTATGTTCTTAGGATTTATCAGCATAATTATGATCGGTGCATTACTAGGCGAAGTTGCTGTATGGATTGCAAAAATGCTTGGTTTTGAACCAGTAGAAGAATATGATGTTGACTTTGAGCGTAGGTTAAATGACGGCGAAGTATTAGACAAAGATAATATGTTTAATAATGTTAAGTAATCTATTATTTTATTTAAAAAACCTAATATTTAACAATAATCAAACACCAAAACAAATTAGACATTTTGATTGTTTTCTATGTTTTGACCATTATGTATATCCATTTACAAGTAAAGATTATTTAGTATGCAACGATTGTTTTAGGACATTAAGATAATGTGTAAAAACTGTAAGGAAGATAAGCTGATAGATCGTAATGACATTTGTTACGATTGTAACCGTGGCGATATATAAACGGTTTACAGCTTGTAATACATTTAGCAAAAGTATTAACGGTATTTTTATTGTTACCTAAGTGTATTACAAGGTGTTTAAAGAAAGAGGTAGAAAATGAACACAAACGAAAGCATAATGAAGCAAGTTGCACTAAAAGCTGCAATTGAATTAACAAAAGATAAATTTGATATTAATGCTGTTGGTGCAAATCAACAACTTGATCTTATAAAAGATATATCAGATAATCTTTTTAATTGGTTAAAAGAGGGTGTAGAACAAGCTGTACCAACAGTACAAGCACCGTTTGAACAAGAACCACCTAATGAACCAGTATTTGAAACAGAACTGAAATCATTTACGCCAAAATGTCCAGAATGTAAATCAGATGTTGAAGATAATCGTGAAAAGATTAAATCAAATCCTAAGTTTGCTAAAATCCCGGTATTTAGTTGCACTAATAAAAAAGGTTGTGATACAGGTAAAGGTTATTCGTGGGCTACGTGGAACGAGGACGAGTTTGCTAACCAAGAAATACAAGCTAGTAAAGACTTACCGTTTTAATGGATAAAAAACAATTTCTGTACTGGTGTCAATGGCTAAAGATACGTTGGCCAAATGCAAAGTTAGATGATCTAACGGTTAAATCGTTATTTGAGGACTTTAAAATTTATGATGATGATGTATTTGGTGGTGTACTACTAGGTTATTTTGATAGTGGCAATGACTTTTTAGATTGGTCAAAGCTAAAAAAACTATGTAGGGAAGCACAAGTAGAACAGTTTGCAACGCTAGTACAGAAAAAAAAATTAGCTGCACAAGTAGAGGAACAAAAGGTAGATCCACCAAGTAGCTTAGAAACGTATTTAGAAATGAATGGCTACAAGTCATTTGCAGAAGCCGTGTTTTATAAGACACAAAACTTATATAAATACAATAAGATACGTGATTGGCAAAAGGAACTATTTAAACCTTATGTCAATATGAATTATGAAAGTGCCATTGAAAAAGGTTGGCGTTTTGGTATAGGTGGTAGCAATGAGTGATGAACCAGAATTTATTGGTGCAGAACTAGAGTTTACGTTTACAATAGTGCCACATTGGTTACTACAAGTGTTAAAACCTATTGAATTGACTACCTACGTTGCACTAGGTCAATACGCAGACAACAAAACGAAAGAGTGTTGGCCAAGTGTGACGAAGTTAGCCAAGGATATACAACGATCTAGGTTTTCTACAATCAAAGCATTACAGGGATTAGAAGATAAAGGCGTTGTTGAGATCAAGGAACGTTATAAAGATAAAGGCGAACAAACCAGTAATTTATATATTCTTAAACTTACACCGGGGGTGTCAAGAAAACTTGACAGGGGGGGTAAAGAAAACGTGACAGGTAGGGGTATAGAAAACTTGACACAAACTATACTCAATAGAACTATATCCAATGAACTATATTCTAGGGAAGTACAAGAACTTTATGTAAATGCAATGCAACAAGTATGTGCATTAGATAAACCAACTAAATCACAATGGGGACGGATCTACAAAGCTGCAAAAGAAATGCACGAAGCAGGTTATGAACCGGGGGATATAGCTGTAATTGCTGAAAACTTAGTTAAAACTTATGGTGCTGGTGCTTTAACGCCACAAGGAATTGTAAATAACGTCCAGTTGCTTAAAGGTGCTAGAACTGCAAGTGCTAAACAAGTAGAAAATGCGATAGATCACAAGAAAATGGAAGATTGGGCAAATGATAACTAATTGCATATTAGCTTGGGCGTTAATACTTAATAATTTTGCTGTTGGTATTACACCTACTGTTGATGACTTCACAAACATTAAAAATTGTCAAAACTATGTACCAGAAGTTTGTATGCAGTATGCACAGCTGTTAGTGGAACATTTTGACGTAGAAAACATTGAAACAGCTACAAAAGTTATGTGGTGCGAAAGCCGGGGTAAAGCTAACGCATATCGTTATGAAGATAGTGATAGTGGATTATTTCAAATAATACCGTCGTCATTTGGGTGGGTTAAACAAAATTATGATGTACCACATTGGGATTATCCTATTGGCAACAATTACGCACAATTTGTGCCAAAATATAATATAAAGGTTGCGTCAATATTGGTAGAAGATATACATAGCCGTAAACCTTACTGGAAAGTATTTAGTAGTAGCCAATGGTGTTGGGAAGATACAGACAAGTGGATAGCAAAGTGGCAAAATGAACTATAACAAAAAGTTTGATATACAGCTTAAACAAGGTCAAAAGCTAGAAGATCAGTTAGCACAGTTTTTTACCGGGAAAAACATAGAAGTTAAATCAGAACGTTATTTATGGGAACAAACAGGCAATCTATTTATAGAATATCAATATAAAGGTCAACCTAGTGGCATTGCAGCAACAGAAGCTGATTATTGGGCGTTGTGTTTAATCCGTGATGAACAGTTATTACAAATGTACATATTGCCAACAGATACGCTAAAACGGATCACAAGACGCTTTATAGATACAGATTGTGATGTAGTTGGTGGCGATAATGATAATTCACGTGGTATAAAAGTACCAATAGACGATATTGCAAACGGATATAAATTTTAAAAATATATCAAAAATAATGGGATAAATACCCAGATACTATAATGTTGTATATAGAATTGAGGTATGTGTATGTCTAACAAGGGCTACGAAAATATATTAGATTTATTAAAGCACGTAATGGGCTTTCAATCGTGGTTGCAAGATAAAGAACCAGTAGAAGCAAACAACACACCAGACGGTCATTATGGGGGTATGAACTTCACAATACCTTGGACTAATGGCGATAAAACAAGAATGTCTATACGTTATAACTTTGTTGGATCATACGACGTACAGATGAACAATTTTGTAGATTATCAACAAACAGTATTTCAAGTAGAAAACGATCTAAGCCGGGAACAAATGCTTAACTTGTTTGCAAACCTATATGAGGAAATAAGAGTACAAAGCAGTATGGTTTTAGAAGATTTAGATTTTGACGTAACAAAAGAAACAAAAGAAATAATAAATAAACTAAATAATCCATACTCTTAGTAATTTCAACTATTCTTAATGTATGGAATGGCGTAACAGGGCTAATTGTAATAACTTACCAACAATTATATTCTTCCCCGGTACAAAAGAATGTACTGATAAACAATATTGGGAAGCACACGTAATATGTCGTGAATGTCCAGTAAACGTAGAATGCTTACAAGAAGCACTAAATATGGATTATGAATATGGTGTATATGCCGTACCAGAACGTGTAAGACGTAGATTTAAAGCTAAACCACCAGCTGATCTGGATAAAACATTAGTAGAAACCTATACAACATTAGATATTATTGACGCAGAGTTTAGTTATCACGGCGAATTAGTACGTAAGCGTTGTCTAAGGTGCAACAGAAAGACTAAAGGTTATCCAAATGACAATGAAAATTGGGGTGGTAAATCACATATTTGCGTTAGTTGTCATATAAAGATACAAAACAATAAACAAGCTGATAAGCTGCTAGATCGTGAAAAGCCAAGCAAGTCAATGCCAGAGTTTGATAGTCACGGACAGTTAGTAACAAAGCGTTGTACAAAATGTTGGGAACGTAAGATAGCTGATGAATTTAGCAGACGGCCACAAGGCATAGGTGGTAAAACAAGTTGGTGTAAAGCGTGTACAAGAAAAAATTTAGAAATATGGCAAGAAAAACAAAAAAAAGAGGTATAGTTAGATTAAACAAAGGAGTGTTATGGAGTTAATAAACAACGATTTTAGACAATGTGAGTGGCCAAGCAATATACAAACAATAATCTGTGATCCACCATACAACATAGGTTTTAATTACAAAGGTGGCTACAAAGACAATATAAAAGAAGAAAATTATAATATCCTTATCAAAGAATTGCTTGAATATTCTTTTAATCTAAGTAACGATACTGCAAATATGTTTTTGATTAATTATCCAGAAATAATAGCAAATTTATTTGAAACAATAAAAACTACCGATTGGAATATACATCAATGGATTAATTGGGTTTATCCAACAAATGTTGGTCATAGTAAAAGAAAATTTACACGTGCTGGTAGAACTATATTGTGGCTTACTAAGGACAATCCAAAAATATATATAGATAGAGTGTTACAACCTTATAAAAACATTAATGATAAGCGTATTAAAGAAAATATTGCTAATGGTCGTACTGGAACACATCTGTACGATTGGTGGGAAATAAATCTAGTAAAGAATGTAAGTAAACAAAAGCAAAATTATACAAACCAAATACCACAAGAATTATTAAAAAGATTAATATTTACAACTACTGATGAACTAGATTTAGTAGTAGATCCTATGTGTGGTACAGGTTCTACATTAATAACAGCTACTAAACTAAATAGGATAGGTTGGGGTTGTGATAGTAATGACGACTTACAGGAATTATGGGATAGTTATGTATATTAAAGATGAAGTAATACTAGATGATTTAGATGATGAATTACATACCCGAACTACGTCTAGCTGATCCTAAAACATTAGAAAAAGACGTTGAACTACGTGTACTTAGTTTAGGTGCAGGTGTACAAAGTTCAACAGTTCTATTTAAAATGTTAGATCAAGAAATAAAACCAGCTGATATAGCTATATTTGCTGATACAGGTAATGAACCTAAAGAAGTGTATGAGTGGCTAGAGTACCTTAAAACATTAATGAAAGGTAAATTACAGCTAGAGATAGTTAGAAATAATGAAAACACAGGAAATATTGTTGACGATTATCAAAGTACAAGTGGTAGGCACGGCTTAATACCTTTACACATAAAAAGACAAGACGGTACTACTGGTATTAATATGCGTACTTGTACAGCAGAATATAAAATTAAACCAATACAACGTAAAATAAAAGAAATAGTTGGTGGATCGTTGCGTGGTAAATGCGTAGAAATGATTATGGGTATAAGTTATGACGAGATACAAAGAGCTAAGACACCTAGTAATAAATGGTCAATACACTGCTATCCATTAGTTGAAAACAAAATAACACGGCAAGACT